CCATTTAAAATGAATGAGAAAACTAAAGGTGGAGTTATTATAAATGAATCAACATTAGAACGTCAACAAGTTGCATCACAATGCGGAAACGTATTAGCAATGGGATCAGAATGTTATAAGGATAAAGAAAGATATCCAACAGGTCCATGGTGCAAGGTTGGTGACTGGGTGGTCTTTGCACGTTATGCAGGATCACGAATCAATATTGAAGGTGGGGAAGTAAGGTTGTTAAATGAAGATGAAGTTTTAGCAACTGTCGAGGATCCAGAGGATCTCTTGCATAAATACTAAACATAGAAAAGGAGAAAACTATGCCAGACGACAAAAAAACAGTTGATATCGATACTTCAGGACCTGAAGTAGATGTAACTGTTGAAGAAACAAAAGACGAATCGGTTGTAGAAACCGAAGCGCCTAAAGAGGAAACAAGTGCCCCGGAACAAGAAACAGTAAAAGAAGAAACAGTAAAAGATGAAACAGCAAAAGAAATAAAAAAGGAACAAAAAGAAGATGACTCTAAATTAGAGGACTATAGTAAAGGTGTTCAATCACGTATTGCTAAACTTACAAGAAAAATGAGAGAAGCAGAACGTAGAGAAGCCGCAGCTGTAGAATATGCCAAAGCTTTAGAGAATAAAAGAAAAATTGATCAGGAAAGATTTCAAAAAGTCGATTCTGATTACACTAAAAGATTTGAAGAAAGTGTTAAAACTGGAATGGATTCTGCGCAAAAAGATCTTGCAAGAGCCATTGAAGCCGGTGATGCACCAGCTCAAGTCGAAGCAAACAAACGTATAGCAGAGCTTGCGTTTGATAATGCTAAACTAAAACAAAGAAAAACTGAACAGGAAGAGAAACCTGCACAGTTATCTGACGGTGGACAATTACCAAAAGAAGCTCCACAATCATTACCTCAAGCTGATCCTATGGCTGAAGATTGGGCGGGTAGAAATAGATGGTTTGGTACAGACCGAGCTATGACTTTTACTGCGTTTGAAATTCACAAAGATCTAGTGGAAAAAGAAGGTTATGACCCTAAATCAAATGAATATTATGAAGAAGTTGACAAGCGTATAAGAGTTGACTTTCCCCATAAATTTGATAATAGTGGAGATAGACAAACGACTAGACCCGTACAGTCGGTGGCTTCTGCGAATAGAAGTGCAAAAACTGGTCGCAAACAAATGAGACTCACATCATCTCAAGTAGCAATAGCTAAAAAATTGAATGTGCCACTCGAAGAATATGCAAAACAATTAAAACTCACGAAGGAGGCATAAGCATATGAAAAAAGAAGACAATAAAACAACTTCTCGTGCGGCAAATACTCGGACAAAAACTGAACGTCCAAAAGAGTATAAGCCACCATCCTCTCTGGATGCACCACCAGCGCCTGATGGCTTTAGGCACAGATGGATAAGAGCCGAATCAGTAGGATTCATAGATAGTAAAAATATTTATGGAAGACTGAGAGAAGGATACGAATTAGTGCGAGCTGATGAATATTCTGACACGGACTATCCTGTAGTTGCCGACGGTAAGTACGCTGGGATCATTGGAGTAGGAGGCCTATTGTTGGCTAGGATACCCGAAGAACTCGCGAAGCAACGTGTTGATTATCAGAAGAAACTTACTGAAGGTCAAGACGAAGCAGTTGAAACCGACTTGCTTAGGGAACAACATAAGAGTATGCCGATCGATATCGATCGACAGTCTCGTGTAACCTTCGGTGGTACAAAGAAATAATATTTCTTAAACTATCGGAATAATATAAACCGTGCTGGAGGCTTTCTTCGGAAGGCAGGCACATAAGGAGTAATAACTATGGCAAATAGTAACACTAAAGGATTTGGTTTGATCGCAGTGGGTACAGTTGGTTCAACACCAGCTACTCAAGGTCAAGGCAAATACTATATAGATGCGGGTGATACTGATGACTTGTTCCAAGGATGTACTGTTCGAATGAAGGACGGATATATCGTGGAAGCTTCAAGTACTCGTACTTTCGCAACAATAGGTGTTTTAAACGGTATCTTCTACAATGCGGCAACAACTTTGAAGCCGACGTGGGCGAACTGGTATAACCAACCTATTACTCCGGCTAACAGTGAAGATATTACAGCTTTTGTAATAGACAACCCTTTCCAACTTTTCATGGGATCAACTTCTGCAGCAGTAACACAGGCAAACGTCGGTAGAACTGTATCTTTCGCAGCAGCTGTTCCAACAGGAAGTGAAATTTCTGGACAGTGTACTAATACAATGGACATCGGTAATATTAACGATACTAACAATCAGTGGAGAATCATAAGAAACTCTGAAGACCCTGAGAACAGCGATCAAACAGCACAATATTGCTCAATGATCTTTGCTCAGAATCTTGGACAATACTTATTGAACTCTGCTACAGTTGGTAACGACTGGACAATATAGGAGCATATAGACATGGCAATATCAAGAGCACAGCTAGTTAAAGAACTAGAACCAGGCCTAAATGCACTATTTGGGCTGGAGTACAAACGGTATGACAATGAGTCTGCCGAAATATACGTAACCGAATCATCTGACAGAGCTTTCGAAGAGGAAGTAATGTTATCTGGATTCGCTAACGCAAATGTAAAAGCAGAAGGTCAAGGCGTATCATATGATGAAGCGCAAGAGACTTACACTGCTCGTTACACTATGGAAACGATCGCGCTTGCTTTCGCTATAACTGAAGAAGCTATCGAAGATAATCTCTACGATAGACTAGCTTCAAGATATACAAAAGCACTAGCAAGATCTATGTCAAACGCTAAACAAGTGAAAGCAGCTGTCCCATTAAATAATGGTCTACCTTCGGTAGCCACTTATAAAACTGGTGACACTGTTTCTTTGTTCTCAACAAACCATACTACAATTAATGGTTCGTGTGCGAACACACTTTCTACGCAAGCTGACTTAAACGAAACTTCATTAGAACAATCGCTAATCGACATCGCTGCGATGACTGATGAAAGAGGTTTAAAGATAGCTGCTAAAGGCGTTAAGATGATAGTTCCACCTGCTAATCAGTATCAAGCTGAGAGATTGATGAAATCTCAAGGTAGAACACAGACAGCAGATAATGATGTTAATGCAATCGTATCTATGGGGATGATTCCTCAAGGATACAGAGTGAATCATTTCTTAAATGATTCTGATTCGTTTTACATTATAACGGACGTTCCAAACGGTATGAAACACTTTGAAAGAACTCCATTGACAACTTCAATGGAAGGTGATTTTGATACTGGTAACGTAAGATACAAAGCTAGAGAAAGATACGTTTTTGGCGCATCTGACTTTAGAGGTATCTTTGGCGTTGAAGGTACGTAATCTAAACTAATTATGTGGCGGAACACAGTTCCGCCACATTTTCAAAATACGGTGAGAAAATGAAAAATTTCCTAGTACAGATCCACGCATATAAATACTACGCTAAATTTGAAGTATTAGCGGAAGATAATGTTGAATCTATTGAAAATTCAATAGTTGACAAACTGGGAGATAAGAGTATAAAATGGGAGTATCTTGGAGAAA